GTTTACTCCTGCAGCTTTTGTGACCTTAGTGACTACATTTTTAATACCAGTAGCCGTGGTAAATTTCTCTATTGTGTCTCCCAAACCTCGGGACTTTTGATTCAATTTCATTTTTTTATTTTTTACAAATACATTCTGCCACTGGGCAGTCGTTTACATTAACTACTAATTTTGATACTAACCAGTTCCACTTGCATAATAGTTTACACCAACTTTTCTGAATCCAGTATCCAAATTTTACTAATAATTTTCCC